CTTTTAGTAACTTCTTTCCAACAGGAACAACACCTGCGAATAGTGAAGACGTGACAGCATTCGTCAATGATGACCCTTTTCAAGAATACATCATTGCAACGGACGCTACGTTAGGTGGTTCAGTTGCTGCAAGACAAGCCAAAGTTGGGCAAACTTATGCAACAACAGCCGCTGCAGGTAGTACATCAACAGGATTATCATCTGTTCGACTAGGAATCTCAACAGCAGCAACAACTGCTAAACAATTGAGAGTAGTTAGAATAGCTGAAGATCCAGAAAACGAAGATCAAACAGCTGCAAATTGTTCAGTTATCGTAAAAGTTAACTTACATCAGTATCTAGTTGGATCTTTGGCAACAGGTATATAAGGAGAATAAATTATGGCTATATCACGATCACAGCTAGTTAAAGAACTAGAGCCAGGTTTAAATGCTTTATTCGGCCTGGAATACAAAAGATACGAGAATCAACACGCTGATATTTACGACATTGAAAATTCAGACAGAGCGTTCGAAGAAGAAGTAATGCTTTCTGGATTTGCTAATGCGCAAGTCAAAGCAGAAGGTCAAGGTGTATCATTCGATGATGCTCAAGAGACTTTCACTTCTCGTTATAACCACGAAACCATAGCACTTGGATTCGCAATCACTGAAGAAGCGATTGAGGATAACTTGTATGACAGACTTGCGTCTAGATATACAAAGGCTTTAGCAAGATCTATGGCAAACACTAAGCAGGTAAAAGCTGCCGCTGTGTTGAACAACGCATTTAATGCTGCAAACGCAGGTGGAGATGGTAAGGAGTTATGCGCTACTGATCACCCAACTGTTGCAGGTACATTTTCAAATGAGTTGGCAACTTCAGCAGATCTTAATGAAACATCATTGGAACAGGCGTTAATTGATATTAATGCAATGACCGATGAAAGAGGAATGAAGATCGCGGCTAGAGGAGTGAAAATGATCATTCCAAGTGAACTTCAGTTTACTGCAGAAAGACTTATGAAGTCTGCAAATAGAACTGGAACTGCTGACAATGATATCAATGCAATTGGTTCAATGGGTATGATCCCACAAGGTTATGTTATTAATAACTTTTTAACTGACCCAGATGCGTTTTTCATCAAAACAGACATACCAAATGGTATGAAAATGTTTGTCAGAGCACCAATCAAAACTGCTATGGAAGGAGATTTCGATACTGGTAATGTTAGATACAAAGCTAGAGAGAGATATTCTTTTGGATTCTCAGACCCTAGAGGTATCTTTGGATCACCAGGTGCGTAATAACTAACCGAACTAAATAAAGGGGGCTTTCGAGCCCCCTTTTTTTGTCTCAAAATTATGGAAAAAAAGTTTCACGTCAAAATATTCGCCTACGGTTATTTCATGCAATTTAACGTATTTTGCAGAGATTCCGCAATTAGCATAGAAAATGCTATAGTTGACAAGATCAGAAAAAATGATATAAAAATGGAGTATAACACATTTTATGATAATAAATCATTGCGTGTAACATACGAGGAGATAAAGGATGGCGGAACTTCAGACGAAGATAGACAATCTTTACGAGAAGAAAAGATCTCTGAATCAGAAATGGGACGAAGAGCATAGCAAAGAAAATAAATATACTTTGAATATGGTCAGAATTGATAGAGAGATCCAAAATCTTATTGGAAAAATTAAGGCTGCTGAGACAGAACTAGCAAGAGCATAAACCTTAATTTTAAAAACTTAATTTTATTCCCAAGGATTCCTTGCGCTTTTCAAAAAATTTATATATATTTAACTCATCATACAACTAATCAGAACATAGACTAGTATGATAGACGACCTAGAGACTATGTTCGTTAATTACTAGGAGTAAAATAAAATGGCAAATACTACGTTTAAAGGCCCAGTGACATCGCTTAACGGATTCATTGGTGGCCCAAACAAGAATGCAGGTGATACGCAACAAGGTGGAAAAAACACTTATTCAGTTGCAACCACTTCAACAGTTACAGATGGAACTAATACTCTTGATGCAGCTGAAAATGAAGGTGTTTTAATCTATGTTGACAATGGAGCAGCAGGTGCTGCTATCTATGCTTTTTCAGATGGAACAAACTGGAAAAGAGTTGACACAGGCGGAAACATAGCAAGTTCATAATTAATTTATTGTGGGGCTATAGCCCCACATAATCTAAGGAGAAAATTATGGCTGGCGGAGGTTCATTTGCAAGTGATCAAAAATTTACAACAGCAACAGCTGATGGCGTATTAAAAACTAAATCAGGTGGTTCAGTAAATATTGGCCCATGCAGAGTTACATATATACTAGCAACAGGTTTTACTAATGTGAAACTTTATGATGCAACAGGTGTAGACGCAACTAAATTAGAATTTGATTCAACATTTGGAAGTGAAGGTTTGGATGTTTTCGTACCAGGTAGTGGTATAAGATTTCAAACAACAGTTTTTGCAGATGTAACTGGAACAGGATCATTAACAATAGGATATACAGGATAATGAAAAGTGATGTAAAAGCGGTAAGAAAAACATCTACAGGTTCTGTGTTTGCAGGAAGAACTAGATTAAGAGGAATTATTTTATCTTCTACAGGTTCTGCAGGTTCAGTTACTTTACAAGATGGAAATTCAGTAACACAATTTCAAGTAGATGTTCCAGCAGGAGATGTATTTGCATATAATCTTGCAGAAGATGGAATTGTATTTGAAGGTGGAATGACTATTTCTGCCCTTTCAGCTGCTACGGTAACTGTTATTATAGATAAGTAGGAGGTTAAATGGCAAACACTACCTCTGGCACAAATACTTTTGAAAAAGGTTTTTCTATTGCGGATATAGTAGAGGAGTCTTACGAAAGAATAGGAATACAAGGTGTTTCTGGTTATCAATTAAAAAGTGCTAGACGTTCTTTAAATATAATGTTTCAAGAATGGGGCAACAGAGGTTTGCACTATTGGGAAGTAAACAATACATCATTTACTTTAGCAACTAATCAAAAAGAATATGAGATTTTTAGATCTTCTTCCGAAGGAGATTCTAGCGGTGTTACTACAACTATAACATCAAACATTGCAAATAATGTCACAACCATACCAGTTGCTTCAGTAACCAATATGCCAACATCTGGTAAAATAAAAATTAATAATGAAATAATTTCATACACAGGAATATCTTCTTTAAATTTAACAGGTGCAACAAGAGGAGTGGATGGAACTACAGCGCAAGCACATTTAAGTTCAGGCCCAGTAACTAATTTTGTAAATGGTGCAGATGATATATTGGAAGCTGTATATAGAAATGCATCTAATGTTGATGTGTCTTTAACAAAAATATCTAGATCAGAATATCAAGCACTATCAAATAAAGGTTCAACAGGTCAACCAACACAATATTATGTTCAAAGATTTATAGATAGAATTAGAATAACTTTATACCTAACACCAGGAACATCTGAAAATGGAAAGTTTTTAAATTTCTATTATGTAAAAAGAATACAAGATGCAGGAGCATATACTAATGATGCAGATGTACCTTATCGTTTTGTTCCTTGTATGATAGCAGGATTATCTTATTACCTATCACAAAAGTATGCACCAGATAGAATACAAGCTATGAAATTATTATACGAAGATGAATTAAATAGAGCATTGTCTGAAGATGGTTCTTCAACTAGTTCTTACATAACACCAAAAGTTTATTACCCAGGAACATAATGGCAAATAGAGCATCAGGAAAATTTTCAAAAGCAATATCAGATAGATCAGGTATGGAGTTTCCATATAAAGAAATGGTAAAAGAGTGGAATGGATCTTTTGTTCATATATCTGAATTTGAATCTAAACATCCACAACTAGAAATTAAACCACATACCTCTGACCCTCAAGGCCTAAGAGATGCAAGACCTGATAGAACAGAGACTGCAGTTCCAACTTTATTACCATTAAATCCATTTGAGATAACTAATGGTAGTGCAACAATTGTGGTTAGTGAACCAAATCACGGTAGATCCACGGGTGATACTGTTAGGTTTAGAAACACTACTAATGTAGGAAATGTTACATCTGCAACAATCACTCAAAATGCAGGGTATACAATAACTAAACTTAATGATAACACTTATAATTTTACAACTGGAACAACAGCTTCTAGTACATTAAAAGGAGGAGGTGGACTTGCTTCAGCAGGCCCAGTTACAGTTACAGCATAATGGCATACACTTTAACAAATTTACAAGATGATATTAGAAATTATACAGAAGTAGATAGTTCTGTATTATCCACTGCTATTTTAAATACAATAATAAAAAATGCTGAAAACAGAATATATAGACAGGTTGATTCTGATGATAATAGATTTTACGCTACATCAAATCTAGCTGTTGGTAATAGGTATGTAACGATACCATCTGATCTAAGAATTATAAGATACGTTCAATTAAAGAATACAAACGTAACACCTAATACACAAACATTTCTAGAAAAAAGAGATACTAGTTTTATGTCAGAATATTATGATACACCAAACACTGCTAATGGATTACCTAAGTATTATGCTAATTGGGATGCTAACTTTTGGGTTGTTGCTCCCACACCTGATGCTACTTATGAGATAACTTTAGCATATGTAAAGCAACCCACCAGCTTAACAGACGCTTCTGTCAGTGGATCTGGAACATATATTTCTAATAAATATCAAGATTTACTTTTATATGCTGCTTTGGTAGAAGCATATGGATACTTGAAAGGCCCCGCAGATATGTTACAATACTACGAACAGTCTTTTCAAAGAGCAATACAATCGTACGCGGTTGAACAACAAGGCCGTAGACGCAGAGACGAATATAATGATGGTGTTATTCGTACTCCACTTAAATCAGAATCACCATCTAAATACTAAGGAGATAGTAATATGGCAAATATAGTACCTGATTCATTCAAAACTGGATTGTTAAAAGGAACGTTTAATTTTGATACTTCTGGTAATGGAGGAAACTCTTTTAAACTTGCCTTGTATACTAGCATAGCAGGATATAGCACAGCTTCGACAGTTTTTTCAGCAACTAACCAAGTTAGTTCAAGCGGAACAAACTATACAGCAGGTGGAAATACTTTAACAAACAGTGGAGTAGCAATATCATCAAACATTGCTTTCATAGACTTTGCTGATTTAACTTTTTCATCTGTTACTTTAACAGCTGCTGGTGCCGCGATATACAAGACAACTGGTGGTGGAAATGAACTGGTTCTAGTATTAGACTTTGGTGGAAATAAAACGGCAACTAATGGTGATTTCGTCATTCAGTTTCCTACAAATAATTCATCAAGTGCGATTATTAGAATTGGTGACGCATAATATTAAGGATTTTATAAATGGCTTTTGTTTTAAATGACAGAGTTAAGCAAACTAGTACAACTACTGGTACGGGAACATTTAGTTTAACAGGAACCGAAGTAGGTTTTGAAACTTTTGTTGCTGGTATTGGTACGACTAATAGCACGTTCTATGCTATATCTAACGATGGAACTGCTGAATTTGAAGTCGGTATTGGTACAGTAACTGATGCAGCTACTGATACACTTTCAAGAGATACCGTTATCTCCTCTTCTAATTCAGATAACAAAGTAGATTTTAGTGCTGGAACTAAAACTGTATTTTGTACTTATCCTGCAAAACGTGCTCCGTCTGCAGCTATGACAGCCACAACTTATGTAACAACACACGCTTCAACAATTTCTGATACACAAACAATGGATTCAGGAGTTTTAGCAGGCCCAGTAACCGTATCTGGAACTGTAACAGTAACAGGTAATTTGGTAATTATTTAATGAGTAAAATAGAAGTAGATAAGATAATACCACAATCAGGAACTAATCTAACGATTGGTGAATCTGGTGATAGTTTAGTATTTCAAAATGATGTTATTCCAAACTCTGCTTTAGTAAACGAACAGATTACAATTAATGGTGTTGCTGTAAGTCTAGGTGGATCGGCTACAATACCAACAGAAACACAACCTGTTATATCTAGTTTTACACCAACAGTTATAGATGCAGATGTGGGTGGCACAATAACTATTACAGGACAAAATTTTGCATCAATACCAAAGGTAGAATTACAAAGAGCCAATGGTGCTTTTCAATCTGCAACATCTGTTACATTTACAAGTGCAACTACAATAAGTTTTACAACTGGTACAGCTGGTTTAACAAATGGACAAAACGTTAGAATTTTAGTTACAAATCCAGATGGTAATGCAGCTAGAAGTTCATCAGATTTAGTTGTATCAGATGGCCCTGTATTCGTAACAACAAGTTTACCTAATGGAGAGTCAGGCTCATCTTATTCACAAAACATAGATGTTACAGGAGATAGTGCTGTAACTATAAGCACGACTGTTGTATCAGGAGCATTACCTGCTGGTGTAACTATTGGATCAACGTCAAATCCAGCTGGCAGTACATATAGAGCTGTAATATCAGGAACAATGCCAACTATTTCAAGTCAAACTGTATACAGCTTTACTGTTAGAGCCACAGATGCTCAAGGTCAAACTACAGATCAAGCGTTGTCAATTACATCAACTGCTGGTATACAAAACGCTGGAGGATTCTGCTAATGGCATCAGCATACTTAACAAAAACTTTAGGAACACCAACAAATAATAAAAAATTTACTTTCTCTTGTTGGGTTAAGAAAAGTAATCCCGCAAGTACAATGGATATATTTCATGCAGGCCCAGATGGTTCAAATGAAGCAATTATGTGTAGATTTGAAAGTAATGGTCAACTAACTTTAAAACATGATGCAGGTGGTAGCCAAGAAATGTTAAAACAAACTACAGCACTATTTAGAGATCCAAATGCTTGGTATCACATAGTAATAGTTTTTGATACTGATAATTCTACAGCAGAAGATAGACAAATAATTTATGTCAATGGAGAAAGAATTACTGACTTTGCATCTAATGATAATTTTGCAGGTGGAGAAGATATATTAGCAAATAAAGCTGTTAGTCATACTATTGGTAAAAGAAATTTTGATTCTGCACATTATTTAGATGGTATTTTAACTCATGTTCATTTTGCAGATGGTCAAGCGTATGCGCCAACAGTTTTTGGAGAAACAGACGCAACAACTGGAATTTGGAAACCAAAAGTTTCACCATCAGTTACTTATGGTAATAATGGATTTTTTTTAAAAATGGATAACTCTGCAAACATGGGGTTAGACTCTTCAGGTAATTCAAATAACTGGACAACCAATGGTACAATTATTCAAACTAAAGATACACCTAGTAATGTTTTTGCTACAATCAATCCTTTAGATAATTTTTATCAAAATAATACCTTTTCAAATATTAATAATACTGTTGCATCTCACTCATCTTCTTATAGTTGTTGTCTTTCTACTCTTGGAGTATCTAAAGGAAAATATTATGTAGAAGCAAAAGTATCAGCCCTTACAGCTGCAGTATTTGGTGTTACTGGAAAAAGTCCGACATCCACTGGAAATAATTTAGGAACTTCAGGGTTTGGAATTGGTGTTGGCGAAAATGGTAGATTAAGACATGAGGGAACAAATACTGATAGTTGGTCTAGCACATATACAACGAATGACATTTTACAGATAGCTTTAGATTTAGATAATAATAAATTTTATTTTGGTATTAATGGAACTTATCAAAATTCTGCAAATCCAAGTTCAGGCACTAATGGTGTCACAATATTAGCACCATCTAGCACTGACACTGGATTTTATTTTTTTGGTTTTTCAGATAATAATAGCAGTGGAGGTTCTACTCTTCAGTATAATTTTGGTAATGGATATTTTGGAACAACTGCTGTAGCATCAGCACAAACTCCTGATGATGGAGTAGGAGTATTTGAATATGATCCACCAACGGGTTATAGAGCACTTTGTACTAAATCAATTAATGCAGAGGAGTATAGTTAATGGCACAGATAGATAAACCAAATTTACATTTTAACACTAAACTTTATACAGGTAATGGTTCATCAGGTAATGCAATAACAGGTGTTGGTTTTCAACCTGATTGGGTTTGGATAAAAAATAGAACAGATAGTGCAAGTCATAATCTTTATGATGCTGTTAGAGGAACTTCAGCAGGAAAATTAAAATCTAATAACAATAGTGCTCAATCATATAATGCACAAGATTTATCTGTATTCGGCACTGATGGTTTTACTGTTGGCAGTAATAATGAAGTAAATGGTTCTGGTGATAACATGGTGGCATGGAATTGGAAAGCAGGAACAACATCTGGTTTATCTGGTGGAACAATAACTCCATCTGCTTATTCAATAAATACTACAGCAGGTTTTGGAATTTATAAATATAGTGGAAATGCAACTGCTGGAGCTACTATTGCTCATGGATTAGGTGCTAAGCCACATTTAATTTTAGTAAAAATATTAAACACAACAGATAATTGGTGTGGTTATCATACATCATTAGGTGCTACAAAAAGATTTGAACTTAACAACTCAACAACACCTACAACATCAACCACATTATGGAATGACACAGAACCAACTTCAACTGTATTTTCATTAGGAACTAATGGTCAAGTTAATGGAAGTGGCAATACATATATTGCTTATGTATTTACTGAAAAAGTTGGTTACAGCAAATTTGGTTCTTATAAAGGTAATTCTAGTACTGATGGAACATTTGTTTACACAGGATTTAAACCTAAATTTATATATTTGAGAAATACCTCTAATGGAAATAGAGGTGTAATGTATGATAATAAAAGATTAGGATATAATCCTAATAATTATTCATTAGGTGCTGATGTAGATTTAGCAGAAGAAAGTTCTTCTTGGACTTTAATAGATACATATTCTAATGGTTTTAAATGTAGAAGCACAGATGGAAGTCAAAATGCGAATAATAACGTTTACATCTACATGGCATTTGGTCAATCATTAGTAGGTTCAAACAACGTCCCTTGTACTGCGAGGTAACCTCGCATGTACTTCGGTGCTACCCCCTTCTCGGCAGCAGCCTTCTCAGATGTAGGCTTTAATCCTAATGC